TAATAAAAGTACTAAGTTTTCGAATGGTGCTAAAATTTAACAGAACATCCGCGATAAGCCAGTCTGACTGGAAGAGTTGGTTATGTTAAAAACAAATTTAAAAAGTGAGGTGATTAATTATGAAATTAATCGATCAGAATTCCACCTTGGTAAGGACGCTTATCCTTAAGCGTAGTATTTTCCTCCTTGAGCTTAGAATTCTCCGTCTCAAGTTTGGTTTTTTCCGACTCAAGATTATAAATTATTTTCTCAAGTCTGAGAATTTTTTTCTCAAGATTATCTATGGTGAGTGAATCATTAATCATTTAACTTCCCCTTCATTGGAGGATTAAGAACATAACGGTTTAGGTTAACCAGCGGTGCTCCGATCTTACAATAAAATCCCAGCGATAATTCGTCTGGTTGAACCTTTGGTTATGTTCAAATAGAATTGTTGAAGGTATAAGATGGGGGACTAATTCCACCTTATACCTTCGCAGATTAAGTTTTAGAGTGAATTGATATCTCTCAATACTTTTATAATAGCAAGTATCAACTTAATCAGAGAGATTATCAATGTGAGGATTTTTATCGCCATATATAAATCCTTCTTATTCATCGGTATTGGCAAATCATTAAGTACATCGGAGGCTTAAAACGTACTTAAAGATACCGGAAGAGTGGATTTGCCTCCACTCACAGTAATCAAGTTACCAGTCTTGTAATTGATTACTGTAAGTTTAAAACTGTGTGCTTGGATAGGTTGACTACTTATCCAGGCACCAGATTTGATTTCAAAGAACATAACACCCCGCTTCAGCAGATGGCGGGGATACTAAAAACAAAAAATAATAAAAGTACTAAGTTTTCGAATGGTGCTAAAATTTAACAGAACCTCCGCGATAAGCCAGTCTGACTGAAAGCGTTGGTTATAAAATACCTTATAAAGTACTTGACAAGTTTGATTTAATGTTTATATTAAAAAGGAAAAGGATAATAAACTAACCTCTATTAAAATAGATAGAGGAAAACTTTTAAAAGAAGAGAGGGAAAGGATTATGGAATTTTATATTGAAACTGGCGAGCTCCAGCGCGCCATAAAATTTTTGCAAGTAGTTGCAAAAGTTAACGAAGTAGGTTTACCTGGTAGAATTTTAATTGAAGCCAACGAAGACAACTCTGTAGAATTTACTGTTAACAGTAAACCCATCGCAATAACACATCTTACTAGAGACGTAGCAGTTAAAACCCCCGGAACTATATCTATATTATACAGTAAAATAAAGTCTTTTGTTACCCTGTCCGCTCCTTGGAACGGTACTTATGGTACAAAGGGCTTTCTTTTTGTTGTTTATGGTCAAGACATAAAGGTTTTTTCTGATACCGTGTATGAGGACGGTAGAACTTCAAAAGGTAAGTTAAAGCTTGATTATTTTGATCCCCAGATGACAATTAAACCCAAATCATTTAACCAACCGAGTTTTATACTTAATTCTAATATATTTAAGACAGCTTTGAGTAAGATAATTTATGCTATAGATCCTGGCGAAACAAGACCGAGCATTCAAGGAATGAATATGAGGTTCGATGAAGAGAATATCTATTTCGCCGGAACAAATGGGTATGTTTTATCTGAATATAAGGTGAAAAACATAAGTAATCTTACAGAGGGAAGTTTTAATTTAAAATACGATTACGTAATGGCGGTTAAAAGGGCTGTTATAGAAGAGACACAGTTGTTTTTTGAAATAGATGGTGGTACTATAAGGACTAAATTCGGAGATACATGTATTTATGGTAGCATGGTAATTGGTCATCTTTTTCCAGAGTATAAGAAGAATTTAGAATCTTTTTCTGACTTCGTATCATTAAATAAAGATGTTTTGTCTGGAATTTTAATACAGTTTGGCGATGTTCTGGACAGCGATGATTATAACAGGCTGACTTTTTCTATAAAAGATAGCAAACTTAGCGTGTATAATGATTACGCACAGTTCGAATACGATGGAGATATAGAGTATTCAAATACATTCGAGATAGATGTTAACGGTGTAAATATGCATAACACTATAGATGCTATAAAAGATGATAGCATACTAGTTAAATTTTCCGATCATAAAAGCAGTTTAATTTTCGATTCTGCTAATTTTCAAGACCAAAAAGCACTTATTTTACCTATCAGTAGGAGATAGATGGAAGATTTAATCAAAAAGGTACACGATTTGAGTGGTACCACTTTATTCAGAGATGCTGATGGTTTAATAGCGGCGTGTAAAGATTTTTTGGTGGAAAAGGGTTATAGAATTTATGATCCTCTCAAAGAGTATAAGAACGTAAAGAAGTTAGATGATTTAATTGATTTTTTTTATTCGTCACTATTGATCAATCATCCAGAACTAAATATAAGTTATAGGAGTACTGTTAAGGATAGACAAATAGCTAAACTATTTATAAAATCTAGGATGACAGCTTCAAATCTAAATAGGGCACAAGCAATAAGTGAGTGTGTTACTATAATAAGAGTAGTAATTAAATATGAAGAAGAGTTTCATTTTAACAGGCTCCCGGATTTTACTATATTTGGTCAAGATAGTTATGGTTGGGTAACACAGAAAGCTATTGATATAATGAGCAAAGAAAAAAACATGGAAAAAGAAAAATGGCTGTTTGAGTTTGTTACTGAAGCAGAAGAAGAAGCTTACAAAAAATTAGGTGGACCAGCTTTCACTGATGAAGATTTAGATAATATTTTAAAGGGCTTAGAGGAGAATTAAACATGGCAAAGAAAAAGGCACCGAAGAAAGAGTTAGGAATTGATAGTTTAGAGGTTACTAAGAGAGCCATACTTAAAAAGTACGGTAATGTTATGGGTATGATGAGTGATTATAAAGACCAGACCAGGGAAAGTATTTCATCTGGTTCGTTAGGTCTTGATATAGCTTTAGGTAATGGTGGTTTTGTACGTGGTAGAGTCTACGAAATTTTTGGTCCTCCTTCAGGCGGAAAAACAACATTAACAATGAGTATTATTGCTGAAGCACAGAAAAAAGGACTTACTTGTGCTTTTGTGGATGCTGAACATTCGGCTGACCCTGTATTATTCAACTCTATGGGCGTAAACACCGAAGAACTTTTAACTGTTAAAGCTTACATAGGAGATGAGAATTTAGATGTTTTAGAGATGTTGCTTAAGTCTAAGAACGGTATTGGTGTAGCGGTTGTCGATAGTGTTTCTGCTTTAATACCACATAAAGAAGCTGAGGGTAAAGTTGGTGATGATTATGTGGCAGAGCTTGCACGTTTGATGAGTAAGGCTACACGTAAGTTCGTTCCTTTAGTGGCAGAGACAAACACCCTTCTTATCTTTATTAATCAAATCAGAAATAGAATAGGTGTATATGGTGATCCATCGACTACATCTGGTGGGATGGCTTTGGACTTCTATGCTACTGGTAGGATAAGGGTTGAAGGTGGTGAAAGTAAGAAATCCCGTATTGATGTTAATGGGGAGATTATAGGACACAAAACTTCTTTTAAAGTTATAAAAAATAAACTTGCTGTACCTTTTAAGCAGGCTGAAGTACCTTTGATTTATGGTATTGGTTACGATAGTGTAACAGAGCTGTTTAATTTAGCAATAGATTTAGGCTGTATTGATGCAAAAGGTTCCTGGTATTCAAGAGGAGAGACACGTTTAGGTCAGGGCGAAGATAATGTTGTTGAGTATTTAAAATCCAATGATAAAATGTATAACGAAATAAGAGACGAAGTTGTTGAAATGACAGGATTGAAGGAACTATATGAGCAAAATAGCGGAAACAGTACTGAAAGCGTTGAAGACGACGTTTCCAAATAATGTTATTCTAACTGAGCACTACATAAATTATAAGAATCAAAGACTATTTTTTGATTTTTATATCAAAGATTTGGGTGTGTTGGTTGAAGTACAAGGGCAACAGCACACTAGCTACGTTAAGCATTTTCATGATGATAAGCATGCTTTTTTTGCTCAAAAACGTAGGGATAGACTAAAGATTGAATATGTGGTGAAAAACGATGATTACTGTTTAGTTAGATTTAACTACGATGAAAAAATTACACCTGAGTTAGTAACTACAAAGATTTTTAATGCCCTTGAGGAGGGGTTTTATGAGTAATTTAATAATAACTGGTAATGAAAATACGTTTTGTGGTAAGGATTGTACTGATTTTAAACCGTTGGAGGATGGTACTCTTACAGGTGATCATAAATATTGTAATTGGTCTATAGACTGTAAGCAAACAGATGTGTTAGGTAAAGGTTACATGTCTAATTGGTATAAGTTCTACAATCACGAGACAGGAGAAGAAGCATTCGATTACTTTTGTACCGGTACGTACGGTGATAGGGACGAAAGAAAAGAAGATAAAAAAGTTAGTTAAGGGGTTGACAAATGGACAAAGGAGTATTATCTTATTTACAGGTGAAGCCAGAAAAAAGTTTATTAGATGAAATTTTTACATTTGACGCTAATAAACTCGAACAGACCGACGGCGCTGTTTTAAGTAGGTATGCTGTAGCTTTATCACAGTTTCTTATTTTTTACAAGACCCAGGTCAATCAGGCTAAAGTTGATATCTTCAGAAAACAAAGAATACTGGATGCAGGAGTAACTTATAGCCTTACTAAAGAACTTCTAAAAACTTATAAAACAAAGGCTGATGCTACTAATGCTGTTATTACAGAAAATGCAGAGCTTAGTCAAACTAGAGAAGAGATATCTAGCCTTAAAGAAGAGTTGATGTTGTTAGATGGTATAGATAAATCAATAACTGAGTATATAGCAATGTTAAAGCGCGAACTGACGCGCCGTGAATACGAATTATACGAGACAAGGTATGGAAGGAAATCATGATTGACGAAGAAGTAAAGGAAATGTTTTGTAGACCTGGAGATGAAAGGGCACTTATACATTACTCATTAAAAGACATCAATAATTTTTATACTATATGTTCTAAGATGACAGTAAACGATTTTCTGTATCTTCAACACAAGACGATGTTTTTAATAATGAAATCTATTGTCGATAAGAATGTAGGTAACTTAGATACATCTATGGTTATAAGTGAGGCACAGGCAGAAGGTGTGTTTTCTAACATAGGTAGTTATGATTACATACGAAGTATAAATGAGATGCATTTACCTAATGAGAATTTCGATACTTACCTGGAAAATGTTGTAGAAGCAAGTACCAAATATAAATTATTTAATAGTTTAAATGATAATATAGATGAAATAACTAAAAATTCTAAAAAAGGAAAGAGTAGTGCTGACTTAATTGGTAGAGTAGAGAATAATATTTTAGATTTATCTACTGAAAGTAAAGCTATACACGAACCTATAAATTTAGGTGATGGTCTTAGGGAGTATATAGACGAAAAAAGAACTAACAGGGTAGAAATGTCTGGTATTTCTACTGGTTATCCTATATTAGACAAGCAATTAGATGGGCTTGTTCCTGGAACTCTTACCGTAATCTCTGCCCGTAAAAAGATGGGTAAAAGTACTTTTCTTTCCAATGTTGCGTCCTATATTTCTTTCATGTCTAAAATTCCAGTACTTTACATAGATACTGAGATGACTTTCCCCGAATGGAGAGACAGGATTGTTGCCCACATGAGCGGTGTGAAGGAGCGTACTGTCAAGCACGGTGGGTATAATGACGATCAGTACAAAAGAATAATGAAATGTGTTAAAATCATAGAGAATGCTAAGCTTTTTCATGAGTATATGCCAGGATACAGCTTAGAAAAGATTGTGGCGCTATACAAAAAATATAAAATTAAACATGGAATAGGTTTGGGGATTTTCGATTATCTAAAAGAACCTGATTCCAGTTCATTGGACAGACAACGTAAAGAATACCAGGTTTTAGGTGATGTCACTACTAAGTTGAAAGATCTTGCTGGAGAGTTAGACATACCTTTTCTTACTGCTGTACAGTTAAATCGTAGTAACGATATAGCCGATAGTGATCGTATAGCAAGGTATGGAGATGTGATAGCTCAGTGGGGCGAGATGACTGCTGATGATATTGAAGTAGGTGGTAGAGAGTGTGGAAGATATAAACTTGTTATTAAAGACAGTCGTAGAGGTGGTTCGACACCTGAGCATGGTATAGGATATTGGTTTTTTAAACAAACGTTGTCAATAAAAGAAGTTACTGCACCTAATCAGATAATCAAAGAATATGGTAGAGAAGAGGTAGTTAACTATGGTAGTGGGTATGACGATGAAGAAGAACTCAAATAATGATGATTGGTCAGATTTTAAAGACAAGCTAGAGAGACTAAAGGCTGCTGTAGACCCTAGGTATCTTATAAATGCTCTTGGGTTTGACGTATCTTCAGAATCTGGTAAAGAGATAAGAGGTGCTTGTAGAATTCATGGCGGAGATAATGAGACTTCTTTTAGATTTAACAAGGATAGGAAGTCATGGGTATGTTTTTCTCATAGGTGCCATGAAACATGGGGAAATGATATCATAGGGCTAATACGGGCAGTATTTAATTATGGTTTTATTGAGGCTGTCGACTACCTAAAGCAGTTTGTAGGTGATGTGGATGATAGTTACATAGAATATAAAAGAAAGAAAGAAATGGATGCTTTTATAGAATCATCAGTCCAGTCAGAAATTACTGAGAGGATAGTAAATGAATCGGATTTGAAAAATTTTAAGCCGTTTAGATCTGGTTATTTTATAAAGAAAGGTTATTCCGTTGAAACCTTAGATTTTTTTGAAATAGCTGGTGGTTACACGGACAGTTATAAAAATTTAAGGGACATTATACCGATTAGGAATGATGAGGGTAAGCTAATAGCTTACGCTTTAAGACATATAATAGACGGGGTTGATGACGACCGGAAATATATTTTCACTAAAGGTTTCCAAGGAGAACGTACTCTATATAATTTATATAATGCAAAAGAATATGGTACTACAAAACCTTTAATTATTGTAGAAGGACAAAAAGCTGTATGGAGATTACATGAATATGGTATAAAGAATGTTGTTGCTTCGTTCGGAGCATTTTTATCTAACGGGCAGATGAATTTACTGTATAGGTACGCATTAAATGGTATTGTTTTGTTTTATGATAACGATGCTGCTGGAATACAAGGAACTGTTAAGGCATGTAATGAACTGAGAGGGAAATTAGACACAAACGCTGTTTTTATTACTGAAGCTGATGAAAATGGTAAGGGTTTAGACCCGTCTGATTTAGATAAAGAGACAGTATATAATTATTTGAGAGGATACTTTTAAAATGCAAGGAGAAAATTTTGTAAAATTAGTAGGAAAAATCACTAAGCCAAGTTTAAAAATAGTCGGTGATAATAATGTGAGTTTGTTTAAGGCTACTTTAGCCATACCAGCACAGGATTCTAATGGTTACCAGTACATGAATATATCATCTTTCTTTTGTGCTGATGCTTTAGGTGAATTGCCCGCGAACACATTTATATCTGTTCAGGGACATATTGAGCAGAGATCTTATGATGGTAAGTGTAGGCATTGCGGTGGTTATGATAGAAAATTTTGGACGGAAGTTGTGGTAGACAACTTTATTAAACTTTAAGGAGGAATTTCATGGCTAAGAAAGTCAAACAAAAAGAGGAAGTAAAAGCAGAGTTAGTTGAGTGGCCAGAAGGAGAAGTTCAGATAGGTACACCTACAATGGTGTTACTACCTGCTAGGAATTATATGTTTAAAGTTGTAGATCAAGAGCATAGAATAACAATTCCTAGGTCTGGTAGTTACCATGATATAGATCCGGATTTTTTTAATGAGGAGGAAGGTGAATTTAGTTTATACGATAATAAAAGCAAAGTTATGTTTATACCTTCGATATCTAAAGTACTTTTTGCTACTAAGAAATATCCGAACTTAGAACCTAACCAGCTTTTTGCTCCGCTTGCCCTTGTTTTTAAGAAAGATGATGTTGATATTATAGGTCAGTTGATTGAAATGCTTGAGCCTGATGTTGTAGAGGAAGAGTCTCGTAAGACCAAACCTAATAAAAAGGAGAATTAAAAAATGGGATGTATTAATTGTGAGAATGAAATAGAAGTTGTGTTTGCTGTCGAAAGGTTTCCTTGCTCACATTGTG